ATCAGGTGAACCGGCGGGGGAATAGTTGCTCTGCATGAATGGCAATGAGATTGAGTTGACGCCGAGTGCGTATGTCTCAGGGATGATTGTCACATGACCAGTGGGGCGTGACTTCAACGCAAGATGTGTTTTATCTGCCGCTGAATCCCAAAACACCGAACCTGATATTTTGCCGCTCGGCATGGTGGGAATAAAGTTTGCACTTCCATCACCAAAGCCTGTCACGTTTGCAGGGTTCATTGAGCTTTCAATGTCAAAGCTCGAAAAGTAGGTAGAAAAGTTATACCCATTAATTAAAATCGTTGCGTTCTTTGCACTTATCTTAGGCATTTATTTTCTCCCGTAATGTCACGGACAGGGTAAATCCGAAAAACTCCGTTCCGCTGGGGTCTGTCCTGATTCCGTAATCAGATGTTGAAACGTTCATCACGTCGACATCTGAAATATCAAGCGCAACAAGCGCGGTAAGAATTGCGTCCTCTTTCGCACTCATGGCGGTATAGTGTTCTGCAATCGTGCGACCTTCGCCCGCTTGCGCGTGCAGGTAGATGTACTGATACTGGCGATTGAACAACCAGAAACGAGTAGATGCCGTGCCAAATGACGCCGATCCAGTGCCAGGCTCTGCCGTGCCGCCCGACTTCCAACCCGTCGGGGACGGGAACATAATCGGACATTCGCGGCTTGTGATACGGGTCGGCATTCCTGAAATATCTTTGACAGTTACGCCAGAGATTGACAATGCTGCGATACCAGCTGATATGGTTGCGCTAGAAAGAGACACGGGTTTTCCTTTTGTACGGTTTTAACTTATCAATCGCAGACTTAGGCAATCCACGCGGGGTAATGACAACGCCTGCGGCTGTGATGTTGGTATCAGTCGAAAGGTTCTGTCCGTTGCGGGCGTGGTATTCAGCGTCTACACCAATTAGGCACGCAGTCTTTACGTCATCAGGCACGGCGGCAAATCCCCATAATGCGGTGATCTTATTACCTTTGCGGGCTGTTGAAAAAATGTTGTTCCCGTTGTTGGTAATTTCAATCATCGTATAAGGCCATCCGTTGTCGGCCTGATACGGCAAAAGGTTGTAATCTGTCGCCGCCCATGTTGCCTCATAAGTACCATCGCCATCATTATCAGTTTCAATCACTAGGCTTGTGGTGGATGAAATATCATCACAGAAAAGCAGGTCATAATCAGCGGTGTTGAAATAACGCGCAACAACGGAGGAAACATAAAACACACGCCCGCAATGGGTGTCAATTTGCCGTGAGATACTTTCAATAATATCTTCAATCACGGCGTCATCACCTGCACTAGTTGTGTCGATGGTGTTCCATGCTTTGTATTCAGCTAAAGTTGCGTAACCATTATTAATCGTCATTTTTTACCGCCGTTTGCTTGTACCATTTGGTCATACTTTATTAGGTAGGATAGATTTTCTTTATACATGCCGAGCATTGCGCCGGTTTCATAAGCCGCGTTACTCATTTTTTCAACGAGTCCGCCAAGCTGCTTTGACGCTTGCGCCGAGTTACTTTGTTTCCAGATATTCCAGACGTACTCAATCATTCCGCCGTAGTGCCAAATCATCGGGCGTTTTTCTTCGCCTGTTTTCTGTGCGCTTGCGGCGGCGTATTCAAAGCCGCCTCTGTCTGCGTATCTGTCACCAAATGCCTGATACCGTTCGGCTTCCGCTAATGCGCCGGATAATTCACCACAAGCCAGCGCCGATGTTTGAAATTGCATGATTAGTGATTGCGCCTTTTCGTGTTCGTTCTTATCTATAGCGCGGTCTATTGCTTTTTTAATATTACGTAGATTCTTTTCAGCAGACTTCCACTCACCATCAAGAAAAACGGCGCGTTCCTGAAAGTGGCCTACGCCAAAAGCAAACGAACCTTCATAACCGTACAGCGGAGCTTCAAATATGTTTTTATCAAGGTGCAATACAGCCGAGTCTACTTTGTCAGTACCAAGCCGGCCACGTAAAAAACCAAACCAGAAAAGATAACCATTTGCTTGATACTCGTACTCACTAGCCGATAACTCTACGCCGTATATTTTTACTTCTTCGTAACCCTGCAATACTGCAAGAGCGGCCATATAAGCAAAGGTAGTGGTGAACATTTTTACACCGGCCAGCGCGTGAGCGTCCCATAATGGAAATGCTTTACTATCTGGCACTAACGGGTCAACCTCTTGCATGTAAATCGGTTTACCGTGTTCTTGTTGTAACCATTGCCAGTGATTCGCGTTCTTTGTGTTGTGGCCTTTATAAATCTCAGGCTCGTGCATTTGAAAGCAGGCAGTCCAGCGTTTGCACCATTCGCTTTGCGCGGCTTCGTTGAATACCCAGATGTCATAATCTAAGTTATCAAACGGTGCATTATTGCGGGTGTTTGCTCCGCTTCCAACAATTGCAAGTTTCTTCAAAAGTAAAACCTTTCTGGGGCTTGCACGTCTGCAAGCCCCACTATTTCAAACTAGGTAGCCGACAACTGGGTCAACTGTGGATAACGCGGGTCAAGTTCTGCCCAAGCTGCATTAAGGGTGACAGTTCCGCCAGCGTCAATACCTACAACCATGCGGACAAAACGCGCGTCAGCCAAAGCACTGTCAAGCGCGGCTGGGTCAATGTCAATCAGCAAGAGTTTGCCGTCAACTGTGGTTGTGTCCAAAGAAACACCTGTCGAAGTAGCGGCGGTAATCGCGCCAAAAGCATTTGCACCAGTGGCAGACGAAAGGCGATACTTGAAAGCAATCGCAACTTCTGCACCAGAAGCGGCGGCGGTTGCAGCTTCCATTGTGATGATTACATTCTGATCTGCACTAGCGGCGGTAACTACGCCGGCATACCAAAAAAATGTAGCGTGCAACGCATTTTTCAAATCCACAAAGGGAGTTGCGTAGGCAGTGCCCGCAGAATCTACGGGAGCCTTGAGGGGGACAATGTTTTCGCCAATTGCGAAGCGAGCGTCTTTCATTTTTATTTACTCCTATATGGGAGGGTTTTTACACCCTCCCTATTTTTGATTAGGTGGCCGAACCGAGACATACAAACGGGCTATGAGTCAGCGTTCCCTTGTACGGGGTAATCGCAGAGGCATAAGCAGATTGACCATCGCAGCGGTAGATAAAGCGAATAACTTCTTGATCTGTCAGGAATTCAACGTGCATAGAAGTAGCCATTTCCACACCGCCTTTTTCCCAGAGAAGATACTGGCTCATATCGGCGAGAACAATATCACCGGTTGTATTCAGTGCCGCATTGAATTCAGTTTCAACAATTGGGCGTCCGTAAAGCGTGCGCACACCCTGCGCGGTATAACCGGCGTACGGGAACAATACAGCGGTAGAACCAACTGCAAACAACTTGTCAAGCTGTGGCGCGGTTTCGCTGTTGACGTACCATTTCGCGTTTGCCTTTGAGCGGGGCATAAGGCGCTGCCACATCGCAGAAATATCGGCGCCGAGAATAGCCGCACCGGTATCACGAGTTACAGTAATCAATGAACCTGAGTTCATCACACCTTGAGGGCCGGAAGTGCCGACGCCGTTCAGGATGTCATCATTCAGCATGAAAGCGAGTTCCTCACGGCTGCCCTGTTCAACGACTGCGGCAAACTGTGAAGCGTCTTTCAATAGCTCGTTGGTGTCATAGACCAAAATACCGTATTTCTTGAGTTCCCATTGAATGCGGCGGAAAGCGGGCTTGCTCTTGGTGACAGTATCACCCTCGGCCAAGCGATAACCACGCAGACCACCCCAGCGAGACCCAGTCACGCGGGATGTTTCGTCAACACCATTAATCCAGCCTGAGTTACTGTTATTACCGACTGGTAACTTACGAACATCAGCCGAGAAAACTCCTTCCTCATGGACAGGCTTCATCACTTCTGGTGTGAGTGTTGGCTCAAGCAAGATACCACCATCAGACGGGACGCCTTCGCTTGCGCCCTGTACCGCTTTAGTAGAACCAATCAAGCGAGAGAGGCGGGGGTCAACTTTGCGGCCAAATGATGTTGTGTAATCGCGTACTGCGATACATTGTTCAGCGAGTGATTTGAATTCACGGTCGCCTTCGTCCAATGTCACGGATACAATATTTCCAGCGGATTTAACCGGCTCGCTTGCAGAAATGGCTTTGCTTGCGCCATTCTCGGCGGCCTGAGTCAACATCTCTTGGAGTTTTACTTCGTCGATTTCCATTTTATTTGCTCCTAATTTATTTGTGTTTGAATTGTCAGGTATCGCTTTCACTTCGGACTTAACTTGTCCGGCTTGTGTCGTTTCAGCCTGTGAATTATCACCCTCGGCGGGTGTAACTTCCTGTATAAGTCCTAATGCTTTATAGGCATTAAGTGTGTTCGCCGTCATCATGCGCGGCTCCATCGGCGTGACCGTCAGTGTGTCTTTTTTTAGCGGCCACTTGGTAATCTCGCCATTACTTTTTATTTCTATGCCTTTTCCAACTGCCTCGGAAGATGTGCCAACCAATCCGGCTTCAACAAGTTCTTCAAGCCATTGCACATATTTTTTACGGCGATTTAATACGCGGTCAACAAAGATTCCTTTTTCGTCAATCTTTGCGGTTTTCCAATCCACATAGCCCAAAACATCGTCACCGTCAATTCCTGCTTTATCAGGGTCGCCGCCGTGTTCCCAATTGATAGGCACTTTCCCTAACTCTGTGTAATCGCTTTCGAGATTAACAGACTTTGAGAAAAATTCACCCGCGCTACCGTCAGGATTTTTAAAGCGGGGCACATTGTTTCCTAAAAATCTAAAGGCAGACAAATCACGCCCGCCAAAAAGAACGATGTAATTAGCAACGCGCAATTCATCATCATTTTTTGAGATTGATTTAAGCGCGTTCTTTACTGGCTTTACAGGGATATAAGTTTCTTCAACTTCTACCCATTGTTCACGGGGAACGAACATAACAACACCATCAGTGCCAGTTTTATATTTGATACGATAATATTTGTCCTCAACCTCTGCAATAACATAGGCATCAAATACTTCTTCAATTGACGGATATTTTGCAGGCATATCTTCAGGGTGGGGGTTCATCAATACATCAAACGCCTCACGCACACTTTCAACCGCTCCGCTCATACTTTCTGCTTTTACATTGCTCATGCTTTACTCTCCATATAACAAAAAAACACGGCGTTCAAAAATACCTTTTGGTATTCTCAAACGCCGTGCCCTTCTTTGACTATCGTGTCAAACGCTGGGTAGCTCTCGTTTAGTGTTTATTCAATTATCATCTAAAAGACTTTCCCCGAAGGGGGATTGACTAAGGTCTCCATTTATTCACAGGGCGGGGAGACTCCACGGCATCGAATATTTCTATTCCCTGTCCAGATGTCACCAGTCATCAATCCAACGGTGACCAGCGGGGAAAGCCTTTTAGATATTACCGATATATTACCACACTTTTTATTTACTACGCAGCCATTCACCAACCCGCGCCCGCGCCGAGCGCATCGCCCCGTCCATATTAGATTTGATAATATCTGCATACATCCGCCAATTATATTTTTTCCACACTGTTGGTGGATACGGTGCGTGAGCTGCTGTATTGATAATTCTTTGCCTATATAAATCACCTTGTATTTCCCAAGAGTTCCGTAATTCGTAAGTTCTTTCATACACTTGTGTAGTCTGTGCGGGATACCATTTCAAACCATGTCTTTCATCTCCTACAAGGTATTTTGAGATTTCAGGAAGTGCAATCTTCTTTGCGCCGTATGGTAGGTCTTTCAGGAACGCTTCGGTTTTATCCTGCCCGCGCATATTGAATTTAATCATTACTTATCACTCGCTTGTTTTGTCAACTACAAAGTACAAAGCAATTATACAAATAACACTGCCAATGTATTCCTTCCAGTAAATAAGAAAAAGCCTTGTTTCTGTTGCGTCAATGTTGGTAAATCTTGTGTAGGCAATAAGGCAGAATACAAAGACAAGCACAATCACCATAAGCCATAATGCAACATTGTTTATTATTTTTTTCATCATTACCTCGCTAGTAAAATTTCCTCAATCCGGCCGTATGCGTTCGGGCTGCGGCGTTTAGTGGTGGGTGATAGTGTGCAGTCGCAATTATTCGCTGGGCCGCCGCCATGACACTCCAGCTTTGGGTTAGGATAACCGCGCGGGTGCAAATCTAATTGATTCCACTCACGCGCTGACATTATAAACCCATCAAGCGCGGCGCATGTTATACACCCTTTTTCTGTTGCGCCTTTTACCCATTCAAAGTTACCGCCGCCCTCCATTTGTATCAACCTTTGCGCCTCTTTATATGCCGTATCGTATTGCCCCGCCCACATCGAAGCCCGCGCCAACAGCGGATCAATCGGCGTGCCGTCTATTCTGGCGTCCACGATGTCGCGGAAGTATTGGTCAACAAAATCATATTGATTGAGTATCATCGTTTCAAGTGACGAAGCCAAGTAATCCGGTAACTGCCCGCCGAATCCCTCGTCTGCATACGCCAATTGATACGCCTGCGTTAACTGCCCGCTGATTACATTCGCCATAACGTCAATAAATTCACCACCAACGTTGCCAGTGTAAACGCCACGCACCAACCCTTCTATTTGGCTTTGCATGTACCCAATTGTTTTGCAGGCTTCCGGTGTGTACAGCATAAAACGCGCCTTGTTTGACAATAGCGGCTTTACAGTCGGCGCAAGTTTTACGGCATTACGGAGTATCTCGATTTTATTCATTACTGCCTCATAAGCATAAACCACGCCAATAAAATGTCATCGTCATCATCAATCATCTGCTTAGACACGGCACGCCCAATCCCTCCACCCTCAGGGACTGGGGGCGTGCCAATGTCAAAGAAATCTGTGAAGAAGTCGGGCGAAAAGAACGGCATTACTCAAAGTACCCGTTATACAGGATTGTGTAAACAATCGTTTGCGAGGCAGTCGCAGTACCAACTAGAAAGCGAACAGTCGCAGATAAGTATTCACCCGGCCTTACAACAATCGGGGCGTGTGTCAAGTCGGCGGTAATATCGCTGGTGTACTGCTGTCCAATAACTGCGGCAACTGGAGCCCATTGAGTGCCTAAGAATACGTGACGCGGGGCGTGTGTTGTGTCAGTTGCAAAACTCGCTTTATCAACGGCGGCCAGTGTGTTTGATACATGACCAAAGGCTAGACCCCATACAAGAGTTGTAGCAGTGGTGGCAACTGCTGCGCCATAGTTTATGGTTGAGATTTTACAACCAGTGATTACCAGATTGCGCCCTGTGATATTGATAGTGTGCGCGGGGTTGAGATAATACTGCGCTATCATGTCACCGCTTGCGCCCGCCGCCGAAGCCTGCGCGGTCATTTGGAAGATACCGCCGAGGCCAGCCATTGCCGCATTGGGTGATGTGTTTGACCCTGCTTGCGTTCCGATCAACGCGGCAGTTGTGCCAGAGTTTCCCGCTGTGCTGCCCATTGTGTGACCGTTCTGTCCAACGTAAAGGGAACGGGACATCGTGCCGAGCGTTTGACCCCACGGCTTATTACTATCAATATCCATACGGGTTACACCCACGCGGGCAATACGCATTTGATTTGTATTGCTCACCGCGCCGGTGTTGTACTTCTGCATAAACAATGGAGCAGATACGCCAAGCCACGGGACAGCATTACCGGCGGGTATATCCTTTTCGCCAAGCAAAATATCGCCAGCCCAAAATTCAACCTCGCGTTCACCAATAACAATCACCCATTTTTCCATCTCGCCAACAGTAACATCCTCAAACGGGACAATAACGCCAGTTGTGTATTCTATACCGTTGAACGCTAAAATACCCTCCACGCCGTCGGTGGTGTATTTGAACCAAGCGCCATCAGTAGGTCGGGTAATCGCAGCAGTTGGTAATCCCAAACCAGACAACCAAACTTCACCAGCAACGGGAGCGGCAACCATTGGGCCGCCGTAAAACTCAACAGCAAGCGGTGCGGTATTGGTAAGCGGGAAATATTGGTAAGTCCGCATTACCGCGCCGTGCGCGGATGTCGTGCCTTGTACCGTGCCAAAGTTGACAGTACCCGCTCCGGCTTGCGCGGCTGTCATGGTTGCGAAGATGTAATACCAGTTATGTGAGTTTTGAGTTGTCGCATTGAATACGTCCTCAAACATCATCCCATCAATACCAACACGAAGCCGATAATCAGGTGATGTTTCAGGACTTTTTAGATACGGCGTTCCTGTGATTGTGCCCGCGTCATTCTCTGACATAAGACGCACACTACCAACACGCGCCGCAGTTGTGGGAAGTGCGACTTGTAAGTTATTCCCCGCGTCTACATTTGCAACACCTGATGTGCTATTGCCTGTCTGAATATGTGCCATTGTATTATTCTCCTATTAGATAATATAACTTTCGATAACCTGAAATCAGGCCGTCGGTTTTAGCGTAGACAGTCATTTGACCATCGCCCGCTTTTGCTGTAAATGTTACCGCGTCCCATTCGCCCGCGTCCTCGGTCTGACTAGTTGCCGCGTTTCCGCTGCCGCATATAAATATTTTGCTTGATGCGCTGATGTTTGCGTCTGTGACCGTGAAATGTCCGCTGTCCACTGGTTGCGTTCCAAAGTTAACTTCTGCCTCGGATATGCCCAATACATGAGCCTCATTCCATTGCGATTCTCCAATAACTGCGGTAGTTGTTCTGTGTAATATTGGCATTATTTCACCACCTTTAATGTTTTCTTGCCCGTTGCTTTGTCGGTTGTGATGGTTGCCTCAGTTGGGGCGGGCGGGATTACCACATCAGCAGGCTTGACAGTAATATTATTTATTGGCTGTGCGGCGGCTTGTACCTGTACGTTGTTCTGTACTTCGGACGGCATAATCACAGGCGCAAAGTTTACAACCGGAGCGGGAATGATAATTTCCTGCTTGACTGCGCCCTGCTCTACAAGTGCCTTGATTGCCTCAAGGATTTGAGCATTGCCTGACTCATGTGCCTTGACCGTGTTTCCGTTCGTGTCAATAATAATGGTGTTCATATCCTGTCTCTTTTCCTCCGGTGTTTCCACCATGCGATTGATAGAATCGGCCAGTGCCTTAACTGCCTCTGCGGTTCCGGGCAATATATCATCTTGCATTTCTTGCGTCATCATATATTTGAAAGGGCGTGATTTCCAATTGCTTACTTCAGCCCGCGCCGCCTCAAACGTCATAGACCCATTATATATAGCCTTTACCATATCAGGTAGTAAATCGCGGGCGTGCCATGTCACCATTTTTCCAGCGGCTTCATTCTTGGTTTCCCAACGATCTAATTCAACGAGGCGTTTAGTAACCAACGGGTCAGATTTTTCAACAACAGAAACAGGCTGTTCAACCGGCTTGACTTCTGGTACTTTGTTCTTTTCTGCTATGCCTGATTTAATAAGTTTCAACTGCTCATCTGTAAACTGGTAATCTAGTTTTTCAGCAGCCAATTGAAACGCAGCCTCAAACGACATACCTTCTTTGAAGATACCAAGTAACTCACCAAACGCTTTGGCTTGCTCACCTTCGTTAACTTGAAATATTTCCAGTCGCTCCGGCTCAAATTCGATGTGATAGCCGAGCGAATGAAGTATTTGCTCGTTTAGCGAAGTTTGAATTAACCGCGCGTCCGGTACGATTGTCACTGTGTAGAATTGACGTTCACGCGCTACCGCAGTGGCTAAGTTTTCATCTTCCAGTAAATGCCGAGTACCAAGCGCCTGATGGATTTCGTACCGTAATTCTTTATTGATACTCAAATCTTTCAAGGCTTCCAGCCCATCGCCAACAATAACAGGCTTGACACCCTCACCATTGAACACGCGCCACATTAACCCGCGTGCGCCTGTCATAAAGCGATTAAACCATTTTTCGATACGTTCAGCCTCGCCAGGAGGGGGAGCACCGTCTACCATAAGCAACATTGCCTTTACTGCGCCGCGCCGCATGTAATCAGCAACCCATTTACTAATCGCGCCGTTTGCTTCAGCTGATATGATTGCAGATTCGAGCGGCCATACAATGGGTGGCCCCAACTCCACATCAGGATCAAGTAACCACATATATAAAACCTGCTCGGCTGTAAATGGCTCTTGCGTTCCTTGTCGCTTAAATATAATCTCGCCAGTTTTGGCGGCGTCGGTGTCAAGCGTGACAGACGAAGGAAGCCAATACTTTAATTTCTTTACTTTCTTTGTGCGTTCGCCAATTCCCTTATGCCAATAAGCGCGGCCAGCCGTTACAAGCGCCCCCTCTGACAATGCGAACACGCGGTACGGGTCAGGCAGAAAGCCGATATTGTTTTTATAATTATCGCTTGAGTCAATGGTCTTATCACCGTTCAATGAGTAAATAGTAAACGGCAAATCCGCCATAGCCTGCATACGGGTATTGACCCCAGCAAACACGGACGGTACAAGGCGATTACTGCGGGCGGCTTTTACGTTGTCGCTTGTTTCAGGCGACCATACGCCGGGGGTTTCATCGTTCATTGCATTTATGGATTTACGGAAAAGCGTTTCAGTTCTTGTACCGTCTGTCATTATGATTTTTGTTGCCATTTTATCTATTCTCCATTACCAGTCATCCACCAAGTAGATTTGTTCTTAGCGTTACACATCATTACCGCCTCGCCAATATCAGGACTGCGGCCAATACGCGCCTTTATTTCGTCCTTATCCTCAACCTTTACACCTGCACTTGATACCTCGTAACGCGCCGAGCATAAATCAGCAAGTAATTCAGTGTCAGGCGGTAGGGCTATGTCATCGCCGCTGTTCGGGTCGAGTGCGTCCCTCATGCGCCAGTACATCTCAGCGCGTTTGTTTCGCATCTTGAGTTTGCCGCTTTTATCGCGGTACTCGCTGCCCTCGGCTGGGTTGAAAGGGTTGACGGCTGAATACATAACCTTTAGATGGTCGTATGCAGACGAACCAATACCAGACACATCAATGTTGATATAGTTTGGTTTTGCGTCGCCGATCTCCTGTCGTGCGAATTCTGCCATTATAGCACCGTCCTTAATGACAACGCCCTCCCATGTCTTAACGTAATCAAACCAGTTATCATAACGCTTCGACAATGCAGTCTTATCACGTCCACCGCGCGACGGGTCAATACCAACAGCAGTTAATGGCGTGGTCGGCTTCTCGCGCTCTCCCCATCGCTTTTGTGCAAGCCGTACCCACTCAGTAGGGATAATCTGAAATGGATTAGGAACAGCGGAAGCGCGGAAGTCGCCATTGAGTAACTGGCTGCGGAGCGGCTCGGGTAAAGATTGCAACACCGAACGATAACGCCCATCATGTGAGTAAAAAGGATTATCGTCAAGCCGCGCTGGTATGAACGTTCGTGAGCGCGGGTATAACTTCTCGCCTTTGTAATCAAAAGACTCGCCGTCTTTTACTTCGGTTTCCCGCCCGTCCATCGTAACGTACCAGCGCAACTCCCCAGCCTTTGCAGGGTGTGGGTGGTCGGGGTCAAGCCATGCGCCCCATCGTTTTATAATCCAATTGCCCGCCTCATCTGTGGGCGGGTTGCCAGTTGCCAATACTCGGACGCGCTGCCCGCTGTCGGTTGTGCGATTCCATCCACATATAAACTCATACTGTGATTCTGTAAACTCTGGCAGTTCGTCAAACGCTTTCAGGTCGTGCGGTCTACCTTGCCAGTCCTTTTTGCTGTCCTCGTATTGCACCGCGCCAAATTCTAATGTTCGTCCATCTGGAAACTGCCAGATTTTATCTGACTTGTTTTCCCCTGCGCTATCTCCGATGATCTCACGCGCGCGCCGCATAATCTCTTTTAGATTAGGGTACACACGGCGAAAAATTACACTGTGTTTGTGTAATTCAATTGACATCCCTATAACTAAATCGGACTTACCACCACCCGCCGCGCCGCCGTAGAATAGTTCATCAGCGCGGGAAAGTAGGGCAAGCCATTGGGGTTTACTTTGCGGTATCCACTTCGCTGTTTTGTCCGTCACTCTTTCCAGATACGATTTCTCGGACGGCATCAGCGAGTGTAGTAATGGCTCTATCGAATTTAGCATTATCTTCCTTCGGGGTTATGTCTTTGCCGTTTGTCGTTATGTCTGCACGCTCGATAAATTTACCGTGTATTTTCAACGCGTCCCTAATAGCCTCTTGTCTATTGTAAAGTTCTATTGAAAGCCCATTCTTTCTACTGTTAGTAAACTTCTTGATTAAGTGGGAGTATTGCGGATTCATCACCTTTTCCATATCTAACACGACATGGAATACCCTGTAACTTATTCGCGTTTTTGGTGGATCTTTCGTATCATCCACAACTTCTTTTTGGTCTAAGATTTCGTATTCAGGCAGTGGGTTGAACATCCATTCGTCAACTGGGCGAAAAAATACACCAATATCACCCCGCGCAATATCCGTCTGAAGTTTTAGTGCTTCCGTTGCCCCCATATTCAAAGCCATCATTCTGGCGTCAATTTCATTCCAAATATCAACATCTTTCAACAATCTTGAGCCTATTGAGCCTGCCGTTTTCTCGGAATAACCAGCAAGACGAGCAGCTTCGGACGCATTCCACGTCTTTACATACTCGTCTACAAAGGCCATTTGTTTGTTGTTTAGCTTCTTTGGTTGTTCGTCACTCATCTACCTTGTACCTCATGCGCTTGTTGTGCTTGCGCGTGTTACTCTTTGCCATCCCGCGCCATCTGTACTTTACGTTGAGTTGCTGCCGCTTGTTCCTGCGAGCGTAGGATTTCATTCCTTCACAACTCCTAAAACATACTTACGCTCACTGTCGCCCATTGCAGTAACGTCTATCCACTCCATACCGTCAGGGGCAGGCGGAAGTTTTGCACGTTTCAACCCTCGAATACAAAGCGGGTCATCCTCGAAAGGCTCAAGTGATTCCCATTCGTATTGCTCGTTTTCTTCATGTGTAATTTCAGATTGTCTTTTTTGCATGTTTATGGCGTCCCGTATGGGTAAGCGGGGCAAGTCTCGCCAGCCCCGAGAATACGCATGTACTTCTTCTCAATGTATAGTTCTTTTCTTCCATTCGCCAGCAGCGGAACCAGTACCCGCGAATAATTATC